CGGCCATAGCCGGAACAGATATAAAGCCCATTGATGCGTCACTGGGCTGCTCATTCGAGAAGATATTTGATTTTGAGAATCTTTTATCGGCGGCATACTCATGCCGAAAAGGAAAAACAAAGGCGAATGCAACGTTGGTTTTCTTCAATAATCTGGAAGAGAACATTATAGAAATACAAAACGAGCTGATGTGGGGCATGTATAAAATGTCACCCTATCACCATTTTTACGTATTCGAGCCGAAGCGCCGTCTGATATCAGCCCCGCACTTTAAGGACAGAGTTGTCCATCGGGCTATATACAATGTTATCGAGCCGTTGTTTGACAAAACCTACATCTATGACTCATACGCATGTAGACGAGGAAAAGGCACCCACAAAGGCGCTGACAGGGCTCAATATTTTATTAAGAAGGTGGAGTCAAAGCATGGCAAGGCGTATGCGTTAAAAGCGGATATTAGCCGTTACTTTTCGAGCATAGACCACCAGGTATTGAAGTCTATCCTTGCGGCAAAAATACAATGCCAGAGAACGCTTGAACTGCTGTTTTACATCATTGATAACAGCCCTTGCGAATCAATGGGTGTAGGCATTCCGCTGGGCAACCTTACTAGTCAGATTTTTGCAAACGTGTATCTGCACGAGCTTGATAGATATGCAAAGCACTCACTTGGCGCAAAACACTACATCCGCTACATGGACGATTTTGCCATCATTCACCACGACAAGGCTGTGCTGCACCAGTGGAGAAAGGATATAGAGGAATTCCTGCACCTTTACCTGAGATTAAAAACGAACAGCAAGACGCAGGTTTTCCCCATATCAACGAGTAACGGCAGGAGCTTGGACTTTCTCGGGTATCGAATTTATTCGAGCCATAGTTTGCTGAGAAAATGCAGCGTCAAGCGAATTAAGACAAAACTTAAAAAGTATCGGTCTCAGTTCGCTAAAGGCGAGATAAGTCTCTCTGATATAAATCAGAACATTCAATCATGGCTTGGCCATGCGGGTCACGCCAGCACCTACAACCTTAAAAAGGCTCTTTTTGCTGAGCCATTCAGGAGGAAAACAGATGTTTAGTTACATATTTAAAGGAAAAACACACACAGATTTTACAGAAGAATACATGAAATCTCTGGGAATGGATTCTGAACAAATCGAGTCGGTGATACGCCAAAGGGATTTTGAATTATCACAAAACTATGAAAAAAGGCAGAAGGCGTACAGGGAAGAATCAGACCCTCTTTTTCTTGAGTGGCAATACGATGGCACGCCGGAAGCGGAGAAGATATGGAGAGATAAAGTTTCTGAGATAAAGGCTAGGTATCCGCTATCGATTGAAAATTAACTCATAAATAGTGGCCTAATATTCAATTATCAAACCAACAAAAACAAGCGTTTAAACACCTTAAACAATGAAAACTTATTAGGCAATTGCCTTGCAAATATCTGATTTTCATAGAATAGGCAAGGGATTTAAAATCCCTCGCTGGTAACAGCGTGACGGTTCAAGTCCGTCCTCGGGTACCAATTAAAACAAGAGGTTAGACAGCAAGAGACTAACACAAAATATCGCGGCCTAATTTGCGCCTAATATCTTTGCCTAAAAAGATTAGCGGTTTTGTGAATAGAAAGTCACTTGCTGTCGCCTCCGACAACCGGAACCTCTTTGACCTTTCGATCATATCTTGCCGTCTGGCCTATGTGCTTGTGACCGGATACTGCCTGCTTATCCTGAAGGCTTCCGGATAGGTCAGATATTCCCTTTGCTTTTAGATCGTGAAACGTGAAATCAAGTGGCAATCCAGATATCGCTCTGGCCTGTTGCCGCGCTTTACGCCAGCGCGTGTTGAATCCGTCCCTTGTCCAAGATCCACCATCAGGCTTGCAGATCACGAAAGTTGATACCACTCCGGCCGGTGCCAATGATTTTGCCAGGGTGATGGCTGCACGAAGTCTTGGTGTCCATAGCTTGATTTGCTCAACGCCAGTTTTGCTCTGTGCAATGAAGATCCCGCGCTCCAGTAACTGGCTGGTACGCATGGAAAGCACGTCTTGCTGACGAGCGCAGCACAGATAGGCCAGCTCCATGGCAACCTTAACCACAGGATCAGCTGCATCGTACAGCGCCTGATATTCAATATCTGTCACGTAGCGGGTGCGAGCTTTCTCCTTGAATTTTCGAACCCCTTTGCACGGATTTCCTTTGCACATCCCGCGCTCATACCCATATCGATAACATCGACTGAAAAAGGCATGCTCACGGTTAGCCTGTATCGCGCTGTGCAGACCTCTCTTATCCATGTAAATCCGCACATGCTGAGGTTCAACTTTATCAACGTGCATGGCGCCGAACACTTTCAAGAGGGGCTTGCTGTACTTCTCATAGTCCTTTCTGGTTTCCCTGGCCAACTCAGAAAACTCGGCACTGGCCATGAAAGCATTGACCAAGTGCTCTACAGTGTCAGTTTTGCTCAGGCGTTCTGCATGGTGCTCATACTGCAGCCAAACTTCAGATAGAGGTGCATCAAGTGAGCATAGGCGAATTGATCCGCCTCCCTTTGGATGCCACTCAAAAGATGCGCGCCCACGGTACACCCGGGGCGGCAATTTGTTGTCTGCTGCATTTAGGCGCTTCCTGCCCATTTACTACCTCCTATCAAGAGCCCCAAAGTCTGGCCCATCATTTGCTGGCTGGCGTATCAAGTGCGCGTTGTTGTATTGATACCAGGTGAGCTTTGGCCGCCCATTAGCGTCTACAGTATGGGGGATGCCGTTTCGGCACAATACCGCTATCTGCTTTGATGGCTGCTTGGCGCCCGTAATTTCGCTAATGTCCTCATGGGTCATCAGCGTGCGCATTGAGTCGATTTCTGGTAGTGCCGTTGCTGTTTGCATTCTGATTACCTCAAAAAGAAACCCGCCGGAGCTGGTTGTATTGGAGCAATTGAAGGATCCGGAAATTCCGGATAGTTGGATGGTACCGACACAGATGTCGGTACCAAATTAAGATCTATTGGCTCGGGCCACTTAATGGCCCTCAGCCTCGCTTGTCTTGGACCCTGTAAACCAACATCACTCACCGCCTTGCTTTTCTGCCTGTTTTTCCAGAACGGTTAAGCATTCTTGACTGCATGCACCTTTACCCATCCACAGGATGTTTGATGGTCTGCCGCAGGCACACTCTGGGAATGGCTCATATTGGTAGGCATCAAACCATGCTTGTGCATCCTTCCCCCACAGAGCGTTTTCATCCGGTATATTGCCAGGGCCAAAGAGTCCATTCTGGATCCAGTTCATAGCCGCTTCAGCGCCTTTACCGTGGCGCCACTCAATCCATGCCGCTTGGTTAGCAACAACCTGATCGTGAATTATCTGGTTTGAAAGCCTGACGGCGGCCTTCAGCGACTCGATTTCTCGACGAGCTTCTGCGAGTTGTAGGCTCATGTTTTTTGATTTGTTGTCGGTCATCGCGGTTCCCCTGTTTATGCTACCTTGGGCATATGCGTCCATGAAAAAACCTGGTACACAACGCCTTCCATGTTCTCCATGCCTTCATCGTTCCCGGTTTCGCAGTCCTGCCACCTGAAGTCACATTTGGTGAGTCCAGTTGTGAAGTAAGCATCGCGGACACCGTAACTGCTGTGTACTGTGTAGCGCCCTGACTCTTGGGGTGGGCTTGATAATGGGTGCCAGGCCTTATTTTTCAGTTTGGTGTTCAACTTTATCTGTTGATGTAGTGACCTCGACAGCCAGCGTATTCTGTCTTTAGCTGCAGTAAGGTAAGCGATTCCACCCAATGGCATATCACCGTGCATGAATACAGCATTTGCCATTTCGTCATCAGTCATGTGACCCATGGCAAGCTCGGAACGCTCACAATCATATCGATCGGAAAACGGATCTTGTTCGCCATTATCTCGCCACTTAGCCGCTGGAGTTTTCATATCCATGGCATATCCCCCATAAGGAAGTGAAAGGCGAGCACCAGCGCGCCGAGAATGACAGAGGCTATAATGCAGGCTATCGCATGCAATCCTCTGTCGGTTTCACGTTTGTCGAGGCGCATAGTGCCCTCCATGTATGGTTTGGTTTCAGGTGGTTTTATGAGAAAGAAAGTGATCAGCGCAGGTAAGATGTTGTCCGATTAACTTGTGCCACACCTTGAATTCTTGCGTCTTGTGGCCGCCATAGTTATGTCAGCAAGCAAAACCGCAGTTTCCTTTAAATCCTGTGTGGCGTACTGGAGACCGAGCTTATTAACCACTGCATGCTGAGCTCTAGTGACAAGCATCAGGTTATCAATGCTGCAATTTTTGGGGTCGTTATCCCTGAACCAGATCATCTGTCCAGGCTGAATTTGTTGGTTATACTGCTCCCAAACAACACGATGTTTCAGACGCCACTTGTTTGGATCTGAAACTTTTATCTCGATATAGCCGTCAACATTGACCCGTTCACTGCCTACTGGCCTGTTGTTTAGTGGGATGCTTCCTTTCTTGAACTGAGTTTTCTTCGCGTTACCTCCTGCTTGCCACCCCTTCATTCCTTTATTCCATGAATCGGAACCTTTCTCAAAACGGCCAGTGCGACCGCTTTTTATGCCGTGGTTGCTGGTAAATGACCGCATCTGCTTTTCGGTTCTCTCAGTACCGAATTTTAGGTTAAAGGCTACAGTTAACTGAGGAAGCGATAGCTGCTTATAGTTTTCCTCTACCCATTCGAATTGCTCTCGAGTAAACAGGCGCAGCTTACCCTTGTTGATGCTGCCGGTAACTCTGCCGCACTTGATGCCATGATTCTTGATGCAAGACTTTATTTCCTTCTCGCTCTTGCTGGTGCCAAATGCGTAGTTGAATAATCTTGCTGTGTCAGCAATAGAGCATTCAGGGTATGTGACTTTCAAGAACTCAATCATAGGTTCGGTGTATATAAACCGGCTCATTTTGATTACTCCAGCATTTTAGGTAAACCTTCCTGCCTGATACCCATGTCACTGGCAGCAATCTGCGCATCGAGTGCGAGACGGGCGTTTCCAATTATCTGTGTTGCAACACCGCTAACGGCCTTGGAGCGGTTTATCTCAGCTTGCAGTTCATCGCCTTTCAGATCTTCATCATTCAGGCGCTCAAGCTGGGCGAATAGATGGTTATTGAGGTCTATCAGTTTGTTTTTCATGCTGCCTCCTTTAGATGGGTAACAAGATAACTGACAATCTCTTGCTTGCCACATTGCGACAGCAATCGCTCGTTAGCTATAAAGCACAGAGCCTGATAAAAGCTGTCTGTTGGCTCGCATGGTTCAATATCCAAAGCAGCCTCAACTAGCTCCTTGACCTCTGCAGACCAGACGTTGTTTTCTGCTTGTGATATCTGTTTCTCCATATCGACTTGCTGGTCGATTCTAGTGCCTGGCGCTGAATCATTCGGTCGCGTTTCAATTGTACCAGTGATGCAGGTTGAGGCTTTTTTCTCGGCCGCCGCAGCAATCATATCGAGCATTACTTGGCCGTCGCGCAGTAGGTCGTCGCGATTGACATAGCTCATACGCTCGCCGCGCCAGGTCTTATCGAATACCGCAATTGCGCAGGCGAATCCGGCGCTTGATGATTCTTGCTTCTTGTTGGCTGGCTTGAACCATGTAGGCAGGTCAAAGCTGATGCGTCCACGGATGAAACAGATGTGATCGGCATCCTCTGGCCACCAAACCTCTGATGTGGCCGACTTGATGAGGTAGACGAACTTGGCACCCTTGGCACGTTCCTCGATAGACTTGGCGATGATGTTGCGCATGCCGGTGACAGCCTGCTCATCCTCATAGCTTGAGCGCGAGTATGGAGGGTTAGCGAAGCCTTTGCCGCCAGCTAGGTCTTTGGTCCAGTCTTGGGTGAGGGCGTTATCTTCAACTGTGTAGAAGTTAGGGCATTTAGCATTGTCGCCGTCGGTGAATATATCGAGGATGAACGGGCCAAACTTAGCGAATATCCCCCAGTACAGTTCATCCGGTGTGCGCCATTGGTCACCGACCTCTTTGAGTAAATGGCAAGGCTTCGCCTTCAGCTCAGCCAAGCGGCGGGCATAGTTGTTCATTCGGAAAATCCTTGTTTAAAGTTGTCAGTTAACTGACTTGAATTTATTTAACTGGAATGTAGTTAACTTGTGGGACTGGAACGCGCAGAATCTTGCGCTCACTGAGGTGGCAGTAATCAATCTCTTTGATAGCCTCAACCGTTGCGGCTACTTCTTCGAGCTTGCTCATGTCGCGGGACAGGTTGCTTTTATCCAGTCCGAATCGTGCCGCTGCTCTATCCTGTGGCAGCCCGTTGACGTATATTTCACGCAGTGCGCCAATGACAGCCTCAGAGCGGATCTTGGTGCGTGAAAGCAACAGCTCAAAGCGCTTTTCCGATTCTCCGCCAGGCAGCAGATAGTTCATTTGGCGCGGTTTGGTCATGCTGTCTCCTTAGCCGATGCGTGTTCTAAGCGCTCTGCCTCGTAGGCTTCCCATGCTTTGATATCACCGCGTGCGATATGCCAGGTTATTTCACCGTTACCGTCTTGGTCTCTGGCACTCCCGCCATACTTTGCACCTGGGAATGTGAATTCCGCTACCATGGTTATCCGTGGCCAGCCGCCTTGAAAGTCAGTAAAGGTTAGGTCTGGCCTTTTGGTTTTTACTGACTCCTTGAATGCCTGGAAGGCTGATTCTCTATCGGCCTTCTCTTTGTCATGGCCATCCTTGCAGCTTTGGTTGCAATAAACTGCTTGCCCGACGACCACGACCCTATCTAGTGGTGTGTTTTCATCTTCGTCGCGCCCGTCGTCATCCATCACTTGGTGCCAGCAGTGGCTGCACTCGAACCACCATCCGGCCTCGAGTAGAGCCATTGGAGGCACTTTCCCCAGCTCTGCATATTGGTCGAATTGAGGGGCTCTGGTGCACTCTACATACTCAAAATCCAAGCCAAGTTCACAGGCGCCTTCTCGTCGAGCGGCTAGGCCGTGGTGATGAAATACGATGCAGCAGTGTCCTTCTGAGTCTTCCAGCACCTGCCAGGCTACGTTTTTCTTAGTCATACTTCCCCCTACAGTTCAAGCTGCTTATTGAGCTCGCGGTCTTCGAGAATATCTTCGATCCGCCGGCGAACCTGGCCGCGTTTCAGTTGAGCTTGCTGGACTTCAGCGGACTGTCGCATGTCGCCCAGAACGTGGCTGCTATTGAAGCCGCCAACCCGGCGACCAAAAGCTTCATCAAGTGGTGACATCGGATTACTCCTTGCACATCATCCTGTGCATGCGTCGAGCCACTTCAACAGCTGTGGCTCTGTCAGTGATTACCCGGCGCCCTGGTGCTATCCAGTCGCCGGTGCTAGTGGCGCATATAACAGCCTTGCCGAAATGGATACTTCCATCCGGCAGTGGCTGCGGCTTTGTCTTTTGATGTTGCATGGAAATCCTCAGTAAATCATCTTAAGGGCGCCAGTCTCTTCCTTGGCTGCTGCGGTGATCACCATCTTGGCTGTCTGCTCATCGAGGCCAATCGCTTTGAGTTTGCTCAGCACATCGTTGTTTACAGCCTTGCGGTGAGCTACGTTTTCAGCCTTGATCCGCGCTTCTTCAGCGGTTCTGCGCTGCTCGTCTACAATTCGTTGCCGCTCAGCTGCGGCAGCGGCTTCTTCACGTTGACGAGCCTGCTCAG